GTTCTTGCGTTTCTTCTTGTCCATCACGTGAACCAAGTTTCTTTTCAAGTTCGATGTAAGCTTTCTCAAGCTCTTGTGCATCTTTATACTTTCCAGCCAACCGAGCATTAGCTTGGTTGATCATCTCTTCTCCAATAGCCAGAGACTCAGCTTGGTCGGCTTCAATGGCACCGACAATTTCAGGATCACCAGCTGGATCGTAAGATAGGATTTCTGCCATAATTATTGCATTGGTGGAATGACATCCTCACCCATTACCGCGTTGACAGTTTCACCTGCCATTGGGTTTTTGGATGGATCAGCCAAGGGTGATTTAAGCATCTGACCTGCTTGTTGCATCATGAGTTGATCTTCTTGTGCTTGAGCAGCATCAGCTTGTTCTTGTTGGATTTGCTCCATAGACTTCACAAGGTTCAATACGTCGATACCTTGTGCAGCTGCCAGACGTTTAATAGCTTCGTCAGCATTGATGTATTGCATCAGTGCATCCGGTCCAAGTGTCTGGGCAATAGTCATGATAAAGGAAGTGAGAGACTCACGATCCTGTCCACGACCAAGTGCATTGATACCAGCGACAATAGTAGGATTAACCAGATCTTTAGGAATCTTAGGAAGTTGTCCACTACGTTGCAGGACCAACAGTTTGCGGTTGAGATAAGGAAGAAGGAACTCAACAGTCAGCAAGGAGAATAGACCACCAAGCTGTTGTTCAAGTTCAAGTTGAGTAAGACGAACTTCTTCAGCAGTAGTCCGCTCGGACTGTCTCACATTGAGAATGAGAAACGCTTCAGACAAACGCCGCTCAAGCTGCTGCATCATCGTCATAGCAGTGTTGAAGTCAGCAGTCTTACCCACTTGGATAACACCGATGTCTTCGGGTCTGCCTTGAACGATTGCTCCGTTGCCTGCCTTCGCCAGCGTCTGTGCTTTAGTCGTGCTTGAGGGTGATACCACGAAGACGACCTTAGCGGCTGCTGCAGAGCCTTCTACGAGGCTTTGGGAGAGTGCATCAAGCGACTTAAGATCTCCCAAGAATTCCTCAACTCTACCCCGTCCATAGTTTTCGCCATCGACAGAATTAAAGCGCAGTACAAGCCAAGGACTAGCATCCGCCGGAGCTTTACTGTCGGATCCAGGAATCTTCTTACCATAAACCTCTTGATGCCACAGCCAACGATTGTTGTCTAAGCGTACATGGGTATAAACTTCTACATCATTTTCATGGGAGAAACCCTCATCCATAACAGGAAGAGGTTCTTTAATGAGTTCTTTTGGTAGAAGGTTTTTGTTAATAAGTTCTTTGGTTACGATCTCAATTACGTTACCGTTACCATCTCTATCGACAACGTAGCGATTAAGTGGGTAATGTTTCAACCCTTCCTTACCCATGTAAATCAGTGCATTACCACCAACCACCAGATGCTTAAGAGCTTGGTGAACAACGACACGATCGCTGGAAGCAGCAATCGAATCCATCACCATGCGCTCCATCTTGGCAAAGCTCAAGTCAAGCTCAGAACGGATTTCAGCAGGCAGTTCGGTGCCTAGCTTATCATCACGTACCTGTAGCTTGAAGAAGGTGGTTTGAGGAGGTAGGAGGGACAGCATCAGCTTGGATGCAAGTGTCACTACACCCTTCGCACCTACGGATTGCCAAGGTTGACGAAGTGTTTGATGGGTAACTCTAAACTCATCACGTTGGATGAGGTAAGGAATGGTGAGCTTTGAACACTCAACCGCTGTGTCTAGAAATTGTGAACGGTAGCTGGATAGATGATCGTACCTGCTTTTAGCGTTCATTTAATTAACCAATGTTAAGTCCAGAGCCGGTGGTTCCACCGACGTTAAGGGGGATACGAAGAGATGCGACACCTTTGCCCAAACCTGCAATGCTTTTACGCCGTGATCGAGCAGTGCGAACTCCAGTCCTTGAATCATCAAGAGTACTTTGGAGTGGGCGAGGTGCTTTTTCAGGTTTCAAGGCTTCTGCCTGTGCTCGCATAGCCTCAATTTGAAGTTGAAATTGACGGCGAGATTCTTCTTGAATAGCTTGAATACGATCAGCTTCAGCAGTTGCTGCTCGCATCCCCTCTTGTCGTTTATGATGTTGCCTACGAGCTGCGCCCATAATTAAGATTCCTCATCAAGTCTGTTTTCGATCCACTCCAATACACTACGTTGACCAGCACGATACATGATCTGATTCAACGCAGTATCAGGAGAAGGGTTGACGGGTGGAAAGACATCTTCTAGTTCTTCAAGAAGACGCCTAACAGTAAGCCCAAAGTTAGGCATACTGTGGGAGATTGGGGTTTGCATGTTCAAAGAACGCTGGCATACGTGCTCGTCGGGTGTCAGCAAGCTCAGGCGCTTTACCTTCGTACATCAGGCGATCACTGCTATCCAGCCAAAATTTTTTGTTCAGATATTT